CAGAAGGTCAAAAGCAGTCTCTAAAGCACGAAAAGCGTTTAGAGAAAGCCCTCGGAGGCCAGCGCTCTGCTGGCTCCGGGGCCTTCTGGTCTCGTAAGGGTGATGTAAGGACTAATGATTTCTTGATCGAACATAAGTGGACAGGTAAGAAGTCCTTCACTCTAAAATCAGATGTATTAGAAAAGATAGTTATGGAAGCTATCTTGGATAGTCGTATAGCCGCATTGGGGATAAGTTTAAACGGCAAAAATTACGTGCTCTTGGAGGAACACGATTTCATCGAACTCCGAGATTTTAGGAATGAGCACGAATGTATGACGACAACGTCCCCTGGGCCTGGCGATACGACGCCAAGTGTCGAGGAGTAGACACTGAGATATTTTTTCCTCCCCGGGATAAAGATCTCTACACACCTATAGCAGAAAAAGCCAAGGCTATATGCTTTGGATACGATGGCGAGCCACCTTGCCCAGTTCGTAAAGAGTGCTTAAAAGAAGCAATCAACAACGACGAACAGCATGGTATCTTTGGCGGTTTGTCACATCGTGAACGAAATGCTATGGTTAGAAAATATAAAGCCGCTGGTAAAACTTTGGATGAATGGTTGGAGTAAAAATGTCGCCTAAACCGCAGACGATTGCAAGTAAAGAACTAAAGGCATATCTAAATGCTAATAAACGTGTCACACGTCTGACGGGGCCACTAGAGCGTTACATACTCACCCGTGAACCTGAGTTTCGGGATCAATCTTACCTACACCCAAGCGACTTAATTAAGTCTGAGTGGTGCGCACTACATGCATACCACCAGCTGACAGGTAACTACGTCGCTACCCAAGAAAAGCCAACACTACGCCTACAGTCAATATTTGACGAGGGACATGCTATCCACCACAAGTGGCAATCATGGATCTCTAAGATGGGTAATATGTACGGCCTTTGGGAATGCGTATATTGCAATGAATCTTTCTATGGTACTTCTCCTGATGGTTGCCAGTTCTGTAATGAAGGCGGGTTAATCTATAAGGAGATACCTTTATCGTCTGAAAAGCACATGATCCGTGGTCATTCCGATGGCTGGGTCAAAGGTTTGGGAGATGATTTCCTCATTGAGATTAAATCAATGGGGGCAGGCACGATTCGGATAGAAGCCCCAGGGCTACTAGCTGGTGCCGATGGTGACCTGGAAGCCGCTTGGAGGGCCATCAAACAGCCTTTCAGGTCACATATGCTTCAAGGCCAGGTATATCTACACCTGTGCCACTTAATGGTAGAAGAAGGACTTGCAGAGTCCGCACCAGAGTCGATAGTATTCCTATACGAACTCAAAGCTAATCAGGACTACAAGGAGTTTGAGGTCCAATATGACCCTGAATATGTAGCCGATGTGTTTGAGAACGCTCTGGATGTAAAGTGGGCAGTTGACAACGACCGCCCACCTGCATGTAATATAGACCCAGTAAAGGGCTGCAAGCGCTGCTCTACATTCCGGGAGGAAACAAATGATTAAGAAGCACCCATACCGTGCTGCAGTAAAGCACATTCGTCAGATGCACCACGCTATAAACTGGACCCCACATTTAGATGAAGAGCGTTTAGTATGTGCGGTGTGTAAGGTTCCGTATCCATGTAAGACTATAGAAGTAATTAACGATGACTTGTATGAGGATGGCAAGGATGATTAGTAAGATATATACGTTTATATATAAGTGGGCAATGGGAATTAAGCATGGCGAAGACGCCGCTCAAATTGGTATTTACCACATACAGGAATGGGAATAATGAATAACAGTTCACACGCATTAAATTCCCTTAGCGTTAAGGGATTTAAAATTCCCGCTAAGCCAACCTATGATATCCCAGATCTGCCTAGGGATATCACAGAACTCCATGATGAAGATCTTATGGACTTATTTGTTACGCTAACTAGCTGGACAGACTACGTATCTCCACAGGTTGCTGTAGCAGCAATTGACGAACGTGAGTGCGATCGTCTAGTATCTGTACTAGAGGCAACAGCCATGATTAATAACTGGAAAGGTGGTAGCGGTGATCGCATTACTATTGCTAAAGCACATATTCTCCTCGACCCACGAGTTACGGAAGCACGTAAAGAACTTGATGAAAAACATGCATACCGAAAGTTAGTAGAAACACTGCTACAGAATCTAGAACGGGATGCTGCATTAGTTTCTCGTGAATTAACACGCCGTACATCAGATAGTGGTGTAAAGGCTCGAGCACGGAGGTACACAGTTTAATGAATAGCAATAATATAAAAGCAAAATTTATAGGTACTCCTTTAGGAACAAATACATCAACAAACAGTGCCTATAGCCCTATTAAAGTTACAATCAATAAAGAGCCAGAGTTAGTAGTCATTCCACCATTAACTATGGAAGATATAGACGATGCAGCAATGTCTATTGAAAATATTCTTCAAGATATGGTAGAAAACTATGAAGACTCTTCTAGCAAATCTGATCTAACAGATGCTGCCAAGTCAATAGTAAAGCTACTAATGAAAAACTATGTTCTTGGTAACTATGCTCGTAAAGAATACGAAGATAAAATTGCATCCTTGCAGCAACAACTTGCTACAACTAAAGACCAGCTTATAGAGAACCAAGCAGTTCCTCGTAAGAAAGACTATAAGCAATATAATTCTTCTCACTGGGGAAACAAGAAGGATCTGTCATGATCATTGGACTATCAGGGTACGCACAAAGCGGTAAAGACGAAATAGCAAAGATTCTTTTAGAAGAAGGTTTTGAACGTGCTGCATTTGCAGACACTCTTCGTGAAGCATTGATGGCTTTAAATCCTATGGCAGGCTACGGAGTATTCCTTAAGGATGTAGTAACAGGTTTTGGCTGGGAAGAGGCTAAGCGCCAATACCCAGAAGTACGCCGCTTACTACAGCGTATGGGTACAGAAGCTGGGCGTGACATCTTTGGTGCGCAGATCTGGGTTAATAAAACTCTAGGCAAGTTAGATTCACAGAAGCACTACATCATTACCGATGTTAGGTTCCAGAATGAGGCTGATGCTATTCGTGACCTTGGTGGTCAAATGTGGCGTGTAACTCGTCCTGGCACAGGGCCTGTCAATAATCACTCCTCTGAGGTAGCTTTGGATAACTACGTGTTTGATTACGTGGTAGAAAACAAGGGAGACCTACGGGAACTTAAAGCCTTAGTTCTTACTTTAGTAAAGGTATCAGCGTGAGCACTAAATCGTTTGGAGACAAGTCCACTATTAAGGGTGACGTCTATATTGGTATAGATCAGTCTTATACCGGGTTTGGTATTACAGCGATTGATAAAAAAGGTAACTACTATACTGAGGTCTATAAAGCAGAAGGTTCTGGCATAGAAAAGCTATGCAACATTAGAAACTATGTTGAAGACTTTCTCTCAGAATATTCAGTTGTACGAGTAGCTATGGAAGGCTACGCATTTGGTAGAGAGTTTGGAGTGGCCTTGTCAGGAGAACTTGGGGGAATGCTTAAACTATTACTCTTTGATTTGTATCCAGGCAATGATGAGGCCAGGTTCCCATTGATCGTACAACCAACCAGTTTAAAAAAATATGTGGCGGGTAAAGGTACAGGGGTCAACAAGAATCAAATGCTGCTGGCAGTGTATAAAAAATGGGACGTAGAGTTCAATGACGATAATGCTGCAGATTCTTACGGACTAGCCCGGATCATACGTAATAAGCATGATTTTGAATACGAAAAAGAAGTTTACGACAAGTTAACAACTAAATAATGGTAGAGTTTTCCTAGAGGGCGCTCAAACAATCGGAAAACTAAGGAATAATAATCGTGAGCGAAATACCAGAAGACGACAAGTTCTTACGGGTAAGCGGTGGGTCTAATCCACAAGCCGTAGGATCAGCTATAGCCCATGCGCTATACGAAAACCCTGTAATTAAAGTTCGTGCAGTAGGTGCCTCAGCAGTCAATCAGGCTGTAAAAGCTATCGCAATTGCACGAGGATATGTGGCTCCAAGAGGATTAGACCTGGTTTGCAAACCAGGCTTTACTTCTGTAGAATCCAGAGAAGGCACCATATCAGCAATTGTATTTACAATTACTGCAAGTTAACGCTGATAATCTAGTCCGTAAAGCTTACGGTTTAGGTATCAACTCTCTATTTAGAATGAGGTAAAAATGGCTAATTCGTCAGAAGACGTTGACGCAGCCCTGGCCGGTATGGCTCAGGTTGGCGCTCCTCGTGAGCCAATGGGTACAACTGCAATTGATACTACTTACTACGCATCGGCAAACACAGGTAACCAACACCTAATGCCACGTGGTAACGTACAGGCGGGCGACCCAACTGCAGGCGAAGCTCCATCAGCACGTAATCAAGTTATGCTTGGTGCGGATCGTTTAGGTGCTAAGTACACAGTATTCACCAACCTAGTTGAGTCAAATGCTCCAGAAGCAGGCGCAACTCAGGCAAGTGGCCGCATTGTTCCTCCAGCTACTAACCGTAGTCGTGGTGGATTCGATGATGGTATGGGCTCATCTTACCTGTAAGATATAACTTAATAATAATTTAATATACTTGTGGGTGGCCCGAAAGGGCCGCCCCATCATTCGGGATACAAAATGGAGGAAATTATGCTGTCGGAAGCAGTTAAAGACTTTAAGAGTCAGCGGGTTAATGCAATTAAACGCTGTATTGTAGGGGAATGGTCACTCACCCTTTCAGAAGAAGACCAAGAAGTATTCAATGAAGTAATAGTAGATTTTTCAATCTCTACTCGTAAATTGCTTACAATCCTCAAAACTGCAGGTGCATCGTTTAGCCTAGAAGCTATTCGTAAGCATCGTAATGAGGAGTGCCCATGTCAAGCCTAGGTGTAGAGTTAGCTAAGCTTCGTAAAGAAATAGCATTTGATGGCCCAGAGTGGCCAGTAGTACAGCCGGCTAAGCCTATTGTAATTAAGCAGCCAGCAGCCCCAAAGAAAACACCAGCACTAGTTGGTGGATGGAAGACTGCAGTTATCTTGCCTGACCCACAGATTGGTTTCCGCCAATTTGAGGGCGAGGAACTAGATCCTTTCCAT